GGTAAAGGACGTCACACCTGAGAATTTATATAAAAAATGTGGATTTAAAACCCAAAATGAATTTAGTAAAAAACATACATGGACGAAAATAATTAATAATGAAAAAGTTATAATTCAGTTATGGGCGAAAGAAACTGGAAAAGCAAATAATGAAAATAAGTATGATTTTCCTCCACCGGTGGATACTAAATTATTTTTTGGAACGTGTGGATTAGTGCGTATTGATGCAACTAATAATAATAATAATATAATTAATTTAGAAAAATCATTATGGACGAAGGTATATGAAAAATTATTTGGTGGATTTCATGACTTGGGTAATGATGAGGATGATGAAATGAGTGAAGATGAATTATTAAATGTTGATAAAAACAAAAAAACTAAACATGGCTATTTAAAAGATGGATTTGTTGTTGATTCGGTTACAAATAGTGATGATAATGACGACATTGATAACAATGAAGTTCCTACTAAAAATCAAATGAATAAACTGGATGATGATAATGAGGATGACACAAGCGATGATGATTTTTATCACGATGATAATAATGACAATGAAGAAGAAGAAGATGAAAATATGTTTAATTTATCATCTGATACTGACAGTATAAATGATTTTGATGGTTCTGAATTAGAAGAATCAGATTATGAATATAGTGATGAGAATGATAATTAAAAATATTTAATTTTATGAATTATTTAATTTTATGAATTATTTAATTTAATGAATTATTTAATTTTATTAAACCATTGTGCCTGCCTGATCGTGTATCATTTTAATATCAGCAGGGATAGGGATAGATTGATTAGCATTATTATTTTCATGGTCCAATGCGCGTTGTTCGGTTGGAGATACATAACTCGAATAAGGCCGTTCATTTCCATGAAATGTATTCCATGTGCCTTTAGCATTTTCTATAATACCGTATGCTGCATTCTTTATTACTGATGGTAAAATATTACCTCCTTGTTGGTTTGCAGGCATGGGAGGATTAATCACTTCGTTATTAAACGGATAATGTGTTTGGATACGACTATGTGGCGTACCCCATTCATTTGGATTATAGTGTGTTCCTGTACTAAAATTGTTTTTTCCGCAACAACATCCACCTCCCTTTTTAAAATACTTTCTTTGGGATTTGCGTTGGGTCTTTTTGGATGATTTACGCTTGGATGATTTACGCTTGGATGATTTACGCTTGGATGATTTACGCTGGATTTTTTTAGATTTTTTAGTTTTTAATAAACTTTTAAAATATTTTTTCATGGATTTGTTTTTCATTGAACGAATTTTCATTGAATTCTATATACTATATAAATAAAAATATAATAAATAAAAATATAATAAATAAAAATATAATAAATAAATTATTATTTATTATATTTAATGAATTACGAATATGCTGAATTGCTGAATTGCTTATTGTTTATTCAATATCTACATGAGTCAGCATATGTCGCCTACAGCAAGGTTTCTTAATATTAAATTTATCCAATACTTGACCTTCAGGTGTTTTATCTACATTTGTTTTGGTTAAATAAATGACTTCATCAATTTCCATACCATTTTTCATTTTCATTTCACGCACTTCACGCAAATATGCACGATATAAATCAGCCAATACTTTTCCACAAGTAAAACATTTAATGGGAATAATCATTTTTTATCTCTCTTGATATATCTCTTAGTATATACTATATATTGTATTTAATATTTAATTAATTACACATTATTATATCAATTTTTTTAAATATTATTATATCAATTAAAAAAAAATATTATTAACTTTCTTCTGTTGTATCGCTCCCTCTGTATTGCCAACTTGTTTGTTTTTCGGGATGATAGGTAGGTCCGAATTTATCACCTCCTACACAATTTTCTTTATTTAACCAACCACATCCGCTTGATATTTTACAATTTTTTTCAGTTAAATTATTACACATTTTATCTATTTCTTCTGGATGTTTTGTGTAAACATTATATTTATCTTCATGAATATCGCCATCAGCAGAATCTCTCATTCCTTCAATAGAAATTGTTTTTTTTATTTTTTTAGTTGTTTGATTCTCACTAAATGTTATTCCTAAAATAGAAAAAAGGGTTAATAAAAATAACATTATAATTATAAAAATTAATATATTTTCCCATTTATTTTTTATAAAATTACGCACATATTTTATAAATGGATCTAATATCATTTTTATATATTTTTATATATATATTATTATGAACTATATTAATATATATTGTTATTTTATTATTTTAAATTAACTCTTTATTCAAAGTAATTTAAAAAGCTCATCATTTTTTGCTTCAAACCGTGTTTTTTCTTAAGCGTGCGTTTTTTCTTAAGCGTGCGTTTTTTACCGCCTATCTTCATACTTTTACTCTTACCTGATTTGTTTTTTTTCGTATCTTTTCTATATTTAAATCCTCCCATTTTTATTGATTTGTTAAACATTCTATTATATATTCTATTATATATACTATTATATATTATAAAATTCAAAAATAATATAAATATTAAATGAATAGTAACATCATACATAAAACTAAAATAGTGTTTTAATGATGTTTAAAGATGCTATATTAAACGAATACTACGAATTATATAAAAAACATATTCAGACGAATACCGAAAATCCTGAATATACCGAAAATACACATAATATATTAACGCAGCATGGCGATATTACCATAAATTGGAAAAAGAACGCAGAACAAGTGGGGCAATTAATAAATTGCCATAGAATACAATTATTTAAAAGTATTATAACCGAATTAAATAAGCATACTATACCTTATTTTTTAAGTGATGGGTCCGCATTAGGGTGTTATAGAAATGGCAAAATTATTCCTCATGACGTGGATATTGATATTACTATTTCGGAAGAACATATCCATGATGCTATTAACGTATTAAAACAGAATTTAAATCCAACTCATCTCCATATTCAAACCCTTGATCGTTATTCAAAAATAGATTGGAATGAAAATAGTGATAAATTTATAGATTTATGTAATAATTATGAAAATATTGCTAAAAAAATATGTGTTAAATATACCGGTCTTTTAAATGAACCTAAAAACCATGAAAACATACCCGATTTATTCGCAATAAATATAGATATTTATACCTATCGCCAAAACGAAAAGCATATGAATATTAATTACAAACACAAAGATATTAATTTAACCGCAATAAATTTTCCACTAATAGATATATTCCCTTTAAAAACCGCTTTATTTGAAAATATTGAGGATATTAGTGTTGTAGCCAATCCAATAAAATATTTGGAAAGAGCATATGGGTATATAGGACCAGATTGTTATTGGGATAAAAATACACAACGATTTTGTAAATTATAAATTGGTCGTTTTGTATTCGGTTGGTTAATGATCCTATTTTTGCAGTTAATAATCAGTTTTCATCCAAATTTGAATCTTATAATTAGGTAAATATGTAGTTAATGGCTTATTTAATAAACACCGATAAGATGATGGAAATTCATAATCTATATTTTCGGGTATAATACATGAAATACTTTGGGCAAATTTGCACGCAGTTTTAAAAAATAATTCTATTTTATCTTTTGGTGGATACCCAATCACATGAATATCATTAAACCAAAGATTAGATAAAAATGTTTTATTAAATTTATCAAAATCCAAACTATAAAAATCCAGTTGCCGAACATCGGGGTGTACGGGCGTGGATTCATCATATAATAAAAACTTGTTAACTAAAGTTTCAATCCCATTTATAAAATATCCATCCTTGGCAGTAAAATCAATAACTATATCTAAATCACGTGAAATATATAAATTGTCCTTTATATATTTAATACATTGAGATGCACACAATTCATTCATTATTTTTTTATTTTTATACTATCTATAAGTATTATATTGTCTATAAGTATTATTAATTGATAATAAATAATAATTGATAATAAATATTATTTATTATAAAATTGAATTAAATATTAAATAGTATTAAATAGTATTAAATAATAATATTAAATAATAGTAATTGTAATTAATTATATTTAACCAATTCTATATACAAATAAATAAATATACAAATAAATAATTACATTACAATGGCACCTCAAATCTTCTCAATTGAAGGTAATATCGGCACAGGAAAATCCACCTTTTTAGAACATTTAAAAATCCATTATAAAGATAATGTTCGTATTTGCTTTTTAGCAGAACCAATTGATGTTTGGACGAGCATTGTCGATGAACATGGTGTCAATATTATTGAGAAATATTATCAAAATCAAAAAAGATATGCTTTTTCATTTCAAATGATGGCCTATATCTCACGTCTTAGTTCTTTAAAACGGGTTTTAGAAGAAGATAAATATGATGTAATTATTATGGAACGAAGTTTGTATACCGACTGTAATGTATTTGCGAAAATGTTATACGACGAAAAAAAAATTGAAGAAATTGAATATGCCATTTATAAAAAATGGTATTATGAATTTATAAAAGAATTTCCTCCAATTACATTTGTATATCTTAGAGCTAAACCTGAACTTTCTTTTGAAAGAGTGCTTAAACGAAATAGACAAGGAGAGACGATTCCATTAGAATACTTGGAAAATTGTCATAAATATCACGACAATTGGTTATTAAATGATAAAAATGAAAATAATGAAAATAATGATAAAAATGAAAATAATAATTCAACCATTATTACCTTAGATGCAGATATTGATATTACTAATAAACCAAACACTATTAAAGAATGGATATTTAGTATTGAAAAAAGATTACAAAAGATTTAAATTCATTTACAGTAAATTGATGAATAATACAGATATTGTATATTATATTCAAAATACTAATCTTTTAACCATTTAATTCGTGTAGGTAAGTTTGTTTAATTATATGATAATAATTTTATATTAAACTGGCGTATTCCTTTATATTTTAATAAATCGTTTTCTTTTGTAGTAGTTGGAAATAATTCATAATTATAAATATCCTGTAATAATAGCCATTCAAATAATCCTCCCGTATATATATATATATTGTAAAATCCTAATTTTATTAATTGTTCATATTTTTTAAAAATACTATAATCTGAAGAATTCATTCCATAAATTATGATTGATATACTTTTATTTTTTTTAAGTTGATGATTAATTACCTCTTCTTCTATATTGTATGGAAGAGTTCCTTTAATTAAACAGCTTTGGTTTGTTTCTAATAATGTATTAATTATTAATATTCTTTTTTCTTTTATAGTATTTTCTGAAATACTTTCTTTTATTGCTATTTGCATATCTTCAAAATTGATATTTTTATTATTATTATTATTAGTTGTAATAATATTACCCATTAAAATACTATTTAATTATTATATTAAGATTTTAACATAAATAATATTTAAACTTTAATTTTATTATTATAACTAATTTTGCCTTTTTTTACTATTATTAAAATGAATTAATAAATAATAAAATTGAATATTCTTATAGATTAATATTCGTATAGAATATTAAGAGTATAGATTAATTATTAGTATGTTTAATTTGGAATTACTTGTGCAAAATATGAAACAAAAAAGTAATATTGATATGAAAAAAATAATAGATAAAATTATATCATGCGAGTCATTAACCGATATATGTATTTTAGGACGTGAGTATTTATCGCCACAAGGAACAAGTATGGAAAGTATTATTAAAGGACATCTAAATATTGGACCGAAAATAGATGAAACAAGTGGTGATGGTTGTAAAAATAATATTAATTATGAATTAAAAGTATCTATTCATTCAATTAATTCCAAATTGAATTTTGTTCAAATTAGACCCGACCATAACGTACAATATTATATATTAATTGGGTATAATATGTATGATCCAATTGATCAAAATAAAGGAAAGGGTTATATATTTAAAGTTCCTTCTGATAATATGTATGATTTAATTATTAAATATGGGGGATATGCGCATGGAACTAAAAAAGTATTAGGCGATACGATTACACTTGAAAATTTAAAAGGACGTAATTGTGAATATGCGCTACGGTGTAATCCAAATTCAAAAAAAGGTAAAGATTATACTTTATGGAATGAATTATTAAAATATGAAGTTATCTATTTAAAAGATAATTTTTAACCATCGTTTGACATAATTTACTTCTTAATCATACCACACTTGCTTCCTCCTTTCATACCACAATTGCTTCCTCCTTTCATACCACAATTGCTTCCCCCTCTCATACCACAATTGCTTCCTCCTTTCATACCACAATTGCTTCCCCCTCTCATACCACAATTGCTTCCTCCTTTCATACCACAATTGCTTCCCCCTCTCATACCACACGTGCTTCCTCCTTTCATACCACACGTGCTTCCTCCTTTCATACCACAATTGCTTCCCCCTCTCATACCACACGTGCTTCCTCCTTTCATACCACAATTGCTTCCTCCTTTCATACCGCATTTACATTTACTTTTCATACGGCATTTACATTTACTTTTCATTGTTTTACCTTTTTTCATTGTTTTTCTTCCTCCATTCATACTGCAATTACATCCGCCGCCTTTCATTGTTTTACCTTTTTTCATTGTTTTACCTTTTTTCATTGTTTTACCTTTTTTCATTGATTTATTCTTTTTTTTATGTTGAATCGTCTTAGTTTCATTAAAATGAGTTTTAATAAATTGAATCATATCATCGGTAGAGCGGCTACCATTATAATCAACCCATTCTTTGCCATGTACTTTTACAGCACGAATAGTAGGAATACCCATATCAATCTTTGCACTTAAAGATGATATTTGATCAATCACATCAACATGCAGTTCAACAATTGCACCATTATAATTTTTAATTAAATCATTATTTTTTAAATTATCCCAACTTTTTTGCATAGCAACACAATGACCACACATATCACTGTATATTTTAACAAAAACAGGCGTTTGGTTTACGATTTCATCGTAATCGTAATTGCTTGCATTATTTTTATTTATTGTAATAAACTTCATATTTATTTATATTATATATAAATATTAAATATTAAATAATTCAAATTCTATTTTTTATATTCTAATAAAATACAATAAACTTATTATTTCTTATTATTTCTTATTATTTCTTATTATTTCTTATTATTTCTTATTATAATATAATATATAATAATGGTTAAAACAATAATATCAATAATAGTTTTTCTTTTAGGCTTATATTTTTTATTAAAGAATAAATCAACTAAATCAAACAAACCAGTTGTTGTTGATGATTTAAACGAACCAGTTAAGACAATAGAAGGATTTGAGTTAATGCCGCCGCCACGTTGTCCTACACTATTACTTCAAAAAGGGTCTGATTTTTATTTATATAATTCAAATACGGCCAAAGTTCCGGGTGTAAATCCACTTCGGTTTAATAGTTTAGAAGAATATATAGAATTTACTGAATGGCAAAGAAGTCAAGGCATTATATGTCCTATTTTATACTTACAAGAAGTGTATGATGCTCAAGGAAATGCCGTTTATAAAGCCCGCCCCAGTCCTACCGATTTACAGGGAGGATTACCTGATTTAATGCCCGAAGAGTATGATGAATCATATAATACAAAATTAATTGACGCCTCCCGCGATAATAACAAATCAAATAGTAATAGTTATCCAGGATTCGACGGACACAATTTATATATTGGTTTAGAAACACCTTTAGATAAAATGTTTAAGGATGATAAATCAAAAGTAAGTATAAATCCAATGGACAAAAACTGGGGAGGAAATAAATACACCCAAAAATATATTTACAGCAACCCTTCTTTATATAATACTCCTCAGGATATAACTAAAACGTATGAAGAACTGAACGGACCTTCTAAACAGACTAACACAGATACCGAATCAGAAATTGATACAAAGAATTAAAAGGTTTCATTTAAGTCAAATACTGTATCATTTTTAGTTTTAGTTGCAAGAGCATATTCTCCTACTCGTTTTTCAAAAAAATTAGTTTTTCCTTCAATTGAAATTAATTCCATAAAATCAAAAGGATTCTTTGTTTTATAAATAAGACCACAACCAAGCTGAACGGATAAACGATCCGCCACAAATTCAATATATGAAGACATTAGAGCGGAATTCATTGAAATAAGCTTACACGGAAGTGCCTCACAAATAAATTCTTTTTCAATACTGACCGCATCTTTAATAATTGTATGCACTTGGTTTTTATCTAATTTATTTTGTAATTTACTATATAATAAAACCGCAAATTCAGTATGTAATGCCTCGTCTCTTGATATTAATTCATTACTAAATGTAAGACCAGGCATTTTACCGCGTTTTTTAAGCCAAAAAATAGAACAAAATGCACCCGAAAAGAAAATACCTTCTACACAAGCAAAGGCTAATAGACGTGTCGCAAATGAAGAATCGCTATCATTAATCCATTTAATTGCCCAATCCGCTTTCTTTTTAATACAGGGGAAAATTTCCAAGGATTTAAATAATTGGTCTTTTTCAATCGGGTCTTTTATATACGTATCAATTAATAGTGAATACATTTCTGAATGTATATTTTCCATTGCAATTTGAAACCCGTAAAAGGCTCTGGCCTCGCTTAATTGGATGTCTTTCATAAATCGGATGGCTAAATTTTCCAAAACAATACCATCGGATGATGCAAAAAATGCAATAATCATTTTAATAAAATACTGTTCATTCGGGTTTAAAGTATTCCAACTTGCAATATCTTTGCTCAGATCAACTTCTTCAACTCTCCAAAAAGACTCAACTTGTTTTTTATACATTGTCCATATATCATGGTCTTGAATAGGAAACATTACATAACGATTTACATCTTCTGATAACAACGGTTCATTCATTGTTAAAGTTAAATCGTTCGACATTAAATAATATAGGTAAATATAATTATTTATAATAGTTATATTTATTTATATAATTCTATTTAAACAATTTAAGGAGTATACATATATAATCTTATATAAAGTTCTTATACTTATAATCAAGACAATAGCATGAATCAACATATGAGTAAACAAGAATTAGATGATTTGACTAAAATCATTGATTATTTAAATTATGAAAATAAAGAAATAATTACACCCACAATTTTACATGACGAATTATGGAATGGTTTAAATAAATTACGGCATGCGGAAAACAAACGTGCTATTTTAGAAGAATGGAAATATAAAACTGAATTTATTACTACAGAAAAATGCCATCAACATGATGTATCGCATTTTAAATTAATACATCTTTGGGAAGAGAGTTTTGTATTATATTTTTGGATGTGTATTTATCATTAAATTAAATTGCTTACTTATTTACTTAAATCATTCTATCAAACATACTATCAAACATACATCTATTGCTTATTAACGATATACTAACAAATAAAAATAATTTTATTTGTTAGTATATAAATATTCATTATATATATATATATATATATATATATAATATAATTCATTATGGTAATGAATGATAATGATTTAGCGATTAGAGATAAGATTTTAATAGATATACAGACAAGACAAACACAAATCAAAGATTTATTATTAGATGTGTATCAAGAAATTAAAGAAGATAAAAATAAATGCAACGAATTAATTGAAGATTTTAAAACACATTTTAATAAGGAAAAACAAATTAAACTTATACAATTAGAACGATTGCGTTTATTATTAGAATCTAATGATTTATTCTCTCTAAAAAATAATCAAGACCAAGAAAATAAAGAGATTTCAATCCAATTAAAAGATGACCAAAGAGGTATTTTAAATGAAATTGAAAAAATAGAAAAGGAAATCGCAATGTATAATTAATAAAGTATTTTTTAATTTAATATATTTATATTAAGTATAAATAAAATATGAATCCTGAAGAAGTGTTTTTGAATAAAACGGGAGTAGATTTAACAAATAATAAGGTTATTGCTACTACTACTAATTTAGAGTTAATTTATAATAATTTAACTTCTTTACCTGACTCATTCAGTAATCTTATTAATTTAGAAAGTTTAGAGTTAAGCGATACTAACTTAACTTCTTTACCTGAGTCATTCGGTAATCTTATTAATTTAAAAGAGTTATATTTAGATAATAATAAATTAACTTCTTTACCTGAGTCATTCTTCAGTCTTACTAATTTAGAAAAATTAAGTTTAGGAGGTAATAACTTAACTTCTTTACCTGAGTCATTAGGTAATCTTACTAATTTAGAATATTTAAATATAGGAGGTAATGAATTAACTTCTTTACATGAGTCATTCAGTAATCTTACTAATTTAAAATTTTTACAATTTGATCTTGATCAAAGTATGAATACTATAAATATTAAAAAACGATTATCTAATTTTTTAAAAAATGGTAAATTCACAAAATTAAAATTTATATATTTTAATGGTTTAAATATATTGGATGAATTAAAATGTGATCAATTTAAAGTCTTGGATATTACAGAAGACTGTTCGTTAAATAATAAAGATAATAAGAATATTATATTATCTCCCATTAATTGGGGACCATTAGAAATAAATAAAACAATTAAATTAACAACAGATGGATACTGTTATAGCACAGATGATATTAGGAGTTTAATTTCAACGATGCCGGCACCGGGTAAAAATATTAGTGATTTCATGTCCCCTATGACCAGACAAAAAATACATAATGATGATATACCAAAACTTAATTGTGTAAAACAAGGATTAATGGAATTTGATGCTGTAGGAGGAAAAAAAAGGAAACCGAATAAAACTACGAGAAAATCTAATAAATTCAAAAAGGGTAAGAACATTAAAAAATATACAAAAAAACATGCAAAAAAACATGCAAAAAAACATACAAAAAAACACGCAAAAAAACATACAAAAAAACATACAAAAAAACATACAAAAAAACATACAAAAACATATAAAAACATATAAAAAAAATAAAATAATTATTTATAGTATAAATAAAATGAATAATAATGAAATAGCAAAACTAATTAGTTATTCATGTATTACTGGATTTATTGGAGATGCAGGATTACAATTTTTAACTAAATATATGGGTATGGGTGGTCCATCGGGCTGGGGTCTTAAACCGTATTTTAAATTACATGGTTCAGTTGAAGCATTATTTATAGCAGGTGGAATGATGAGTATATTTTATATTATTTATTTTTATATTCTCTCTTATCCTGTAAATTGGATTTATTTAATCCTTTATGGAATAATACTTGATTTAATTTTTCGGGAAACAATGCTGTTTCCAAGTTTAGATGGGTATTATAAACATTTAAACTATTTTTGGTCTGGTGTATGGGGAGCAATACCGATGATCATGCCTTTAGCATTTATTATATTAAATAATTATATTAAATAATTATATTAAATAATATTGTTTTTTATATACTTATAATATATTAATACTATTTATTATAAATGGATAATTTAATAAATGCACCTACAAATAATAGTAAGAAAAATTCAATAACCCAAGGTATTGGGTATCTGAATCAAACTAAACAACACACTTATGGATCACCTCAACCATATAATAATAATACTTATAATAATAAGAATATGAATAATAATAAGAATATGAATAATAATAAGAATATGAATAAGAATTATTCATTAATTGAAGGATTTGATGGAATGATTGGACCCACGCGTGCAAACAATAAAAACATGAAAGATCACGAGGAATTAACTAAGCAAGAAGATGAATTAAATCGTTCATTAAGCACTTATGCAAGTTCATATAAAACATTAGTGGATAAAGCGCAAAATTTTTTACAGAATAGAACTACCTATGGTAAAAGTATATATACACCCCAAGCTGAAAATCCCGATTTAATTAAGTCTAACTGGGTGGGTTGTTATAAAAAAGGAAGCGATGGATTAATCGATCAAGATATGGGGGATATGGCAAACATTGATACTTGTAAAATAAGAGCTTCTGATTTAGGACAAAGTGTATTTTCTTTATATAAAAGTGACGAAACTTCAAATAATATTAAATGTGCTGTAGGAGATGATATTAATAAAGCGAAATCCCTTGGATTATCAGTTATACCAGTTGTATCATATAATTTTTCAAAAGCAAATGGAGCAAATACTGCCGAATTACTTTATAATGGACAAATAGGAACATATACTGATTCTGTTAATAATAATCTTGTGACAGATTTAAACCCACATACTGACTGTGACTTGTTATTGGGTAAAAGTATTAATACAAATAATACAGTTGCATCCTATGGTTATAATTGCAATGGTACTGAAAAGAGTAAATTTAAACCACCACCAGTAGTGCAGCCTACTTCTATTTCCGACACTGTTCCTGGTGGCTATACCGAGTATAAAGATAAATATTATGCTAAAGACTATGAGCGATTGTATAGTGGCAGTGGCGGTAAAATTGGAGTAGATGATATGGCAGATATGTGTAGTAGAACTGATGATTGTGTTGGATTTGGTGATAATATTATGGTTACTTCCTTTGGCTTATTAAATCCGAATAAATCCTCATCACAAATAGAAGGTTTTGAAAACCAGACTCCAGACAAGGAGTCCGTTTATTATTTAAAAAATAATGCAGCTACTAATATTGATACGTCAAAAACATATAAATTAATGAATGTGGTTGGAAATAATGGTAGATTGTATAGTAATGCTGATGGACGGTTTGGTGTTACTACTGGTGGCGAATTTGTGGATCAATATTGGAATTTAGTGCCAACACCGAACCGTAATAATGTGTTTAAAATTAAGTCATTGAATTCAAAAGAATTATTAACTAATGATTTTAGTGGTCGGGTGAATGTTATGCCTGAATATAAAGAAGATGAAGATCAATCATTGGCTGGACAAGATTGGGAATTAATACCAGTGAATGGACAACCTGATACATATCAATTAAAAAACACATATATGCACTTGTGTTTATATAATGGGTACGATATAGGTAGCGTTACATGTAGTCAAAAAACCCAAAATAGTGCTCAGCAGTTTTGGAAATTGATTCCAGTTGAGGAACAAACTCCTACTCCCATTAATTATGACCAATACAATAATAATAAAGAGACAAATTTACCAACAGATTACTTAAATAAATTATGGAAAGACGTAGGATGTACGACAGATCTTACGCTTTCAACAAATCCTGATATGTGGAAACCATTAAACATAGAAGAGGTAACAAGAGAGATGAATGCATATGCAATGTGGCCAGATTCTGTACATCGTCATGCCTGTTATGCGCCTGTCCCTATTAAAAATTCAGGGATAACTATGAATACAACCACCTTATGGGATAAACCGTGGATTCCCGTGGAATCAAGTACTACAGGTGTACAAATCTACTCACTGTGTCAGCTTAAAGATGGCACAATTCTTGGTTCAAATATAGAAGGCAAAATGTATGTCAAAAAAAATGGAACATATTCATTATGGTATGATATTAGTAAAGAATGGAATTTTATGCCAGATCAAATACCATGCTCCGCTACCGCATTAAAGGCAATATGTCCTTGCGATGAGGTTCTTCCGGGGCGTTGCTTGCTTGGATGTAGTCCTGAATGGGTCGATGACACACACACAGCTTCCAAGAATTGGTGTAGAGACGGCAATAGCGGCATGTGTGATCCCTATTTTGCATGTGGAAAACCACCCCCAATGACCTCTCAGGTTCTAATTAAAGATATGATACAATTAAATAATGGACAATATCTAATGGTAGATAAGAATGGAAAATTATATATTAGGGATGAAAAATCATCCGATCTGGGGGTATTCTATGGGGGGTGGAAGAGTGCTTATCCAAATAATCAAATGGATAGTTTTTTATCAATCACATACACAGATAATGGTGGTATTTTAGGTGTAAATAGTAGTAATAACAAAATATATTATAAAAAGAATTTATTAGATGATTGGAAATTAATAAAGTGTCCTTCTTCATGCTGTGTCACCTATATATCAACTATGAATAATGGGATTATTGTTGGCGTTGGTAGTGATGGCTATATTTATACTAAAACAACATTAGATCACGAATCGATATTAGTAGATAATTCTAAAAAAATGGCTTCGGTGATACAATTGCAAGATGGAACTATTATGGGTACTGATACCAACGGGAATACCTTTATAAAAAAAATGTCATAAATCCAGCGTATTTATGAAGAAAGAAAACAACAAAATGCTTATTATTATTAATAATAATAATAATAAATAAATAATATTGTTTTTTATTTACTTATATAATATATTAATACTTCAAAAACATATAGGTTAGTAAATAGGCACAACAAAGAATAAAATAGTCGTTTGTATAGTAATGCAGATGGACGCTTCAATATAAATCCTTGTATTGATTTATAATTAATTAATCAAGACCTGACTATTTATAATTAATTATATATATATATATATACATATTTAGAAATAGGAAAAAATAAATGCTGAAAATAAATACCAGATACCTTAAATTAATAATAAGTATTTTAGGAATAGTATCAGCAATTTATGTTGTAAACTATGTTTTTAGTGAAAAGAAAAATAATATGATAGAAGGTATGACAGATTCGGATAATTTTAAAATATTTACTACTGATGGAACTTTTACGCCTATTCCTGGTGTTACTGAGTATGATTTTGATGTTATTGGTGGCGGTGGCGGTGGCGGTGGGGATAGGGGTGGTGATAGTTACATTGTTAAAACGACTTATACTGGTGTTTCAAGCAATCTAACTATAAAAATTGGCGGAGGGGGAGGTATTATTGCTGGTGGTGGTGGTGGTGGTGGTGGTGGTGGTTTAACGCAAGTTTTTAGTCCACAAGTAAATATTATTGCTGGTGGTGGTGGTGGTGGTGGTGGTATTACAGGTGCGGGTTATGGTGGAAATGGTGGTGG